CCAGCTCACCCTTCAGTAGCAAGCTCGTCAACAGTAACTGTAATGAATTCTGGTAGTGATACTGCGGCAACCGCGTGGACTACAAATGTGCCTGCACAGTCAACAGGGGATATGATTATAGTTAATCTGGTAAGCGACGCCAATGTAACACACGGCACGCTCCCTGGCGGTCCGAAAGGCGAGCAGGCTTGGACAATCAACACCGCAAGTTTAGACGATACCTCAACCGCTAATCAAAGAATTTCCTGCTGGTATTGGACTGCTTCAGGGGATAATGCGGCGTGGAGTATTGTAATAACGCCAAGTGCCACAGAACAAAGGACAGCAACAGTTATAAAAGTTCCTGCGGGGCAATATAACACTACCACACCGATAGGCGAAACCGCTAATGCAGTTAATTCCTCAAATGCTGCCGCTTTGCCTTCGCCTTCTTGGACAGTTACAAATGCAGGGGGCAGGGTAGTGGTTTGGATAGGCGATGACCAAGACCCATTGATTACTGCTCCGACAGGCTGGAGTGCTATTGCTTCAGTAGATAGAGGAAATGTCAATGGTATTTTATCTTTAAGGGACGCAGTTACCACCGCAAACGAAGTCGTGGCTTCGGCGACTTGGACTATTGCCTCTGATAGTTATTGTTCAATAGGATATGTTATCAATGCTCCAGCAGATACAGGCAGGACTGCTTTAGGCGTAAAAGGGGCAGATGTAACTTGTAGTGTGGATACTTCCTATGGCTGGCAGTTTAGGTTAGAGAATACAGGGGCAACTTCAAGCGACGCCTATAAACTCCAATATAAATTAAATGCAGGAAGTTGGACTGATATTACCGATACTTCAAATGTAATCAAGGCAACCCTTACTGGAGATTTTGCCAATGGTGCTGATGTGCCTGAGTTTGTCTTGGGAACTGGAACTTATGATACGGATAATAATTCTGCCCTTGAGAGTGCAGGAAATTTTACTTTAGCGGCGGCACTTGCGGCAAGCCACTCTACTGAAGGGCATCTAAATTTTCAGATACCTAATGCCGATGTAGTCAATGCAGATACTATTCAATTAAGAGTGGTTTATAATACAGGAACGGTATTAGAGGCATACACAGATACGCCGACGATAACGGTGAGTGAGGCAGGTGGCGGAGCGGCAGCCACAGGAACAATAATGATGGTAGATTAAAATGACACAGAATAGTGCCTTTTATCGGTTAAAGGGAATAGCGTTCAGCTTCATTATTCTGTGTTTTGTCTTTATATCTGGATGTGCTATAGCACCTAAATCTAACCACATCCGTTTCACTGATTTTAAGACCTATTCAGAATATAAAGGAAAAGGTGTGAAGGAACATTATGACCAAGAGAGAAAGAAAATCATCCATAGCAAGGCGATTAGATAAAATACATAAGAAAATTTTGATATGGAGAAGAGAGAATAAATTACAGTAAGGAGAGAATATGGGATTAGTAAAAATTGGTGACAAAGTAATTCCCGATAGAAGAGTTAATGGAGCAAGAATAAAGTTAGACATTGCAGATTGGGTTAAAATTTCTATTACCATATTTACTACCTTTGCAATAATTGTTTTTGGATATGGAAAACTTGTTACAATCGTCAATGCCAATTCAAAAACGATAATGGAACAAGAAACCCAGATAAATATAAATGCCCAACGCCTTGCCAAAACCGAAAGCGAGATAACGAATATAAAAGAAAATCTATTATATATAAGGGGAAAAATTGATACCCTTGTGTTAAATATAAAAAAATGAACGAACGCCGCAAACAATTTGGCTGTCCTATGCACGACAGGGTTTTTCTTTGTAGGCAAGGTAATGATTTAATTTGTGTTGCCTATGGGTGCGAATGGAAAACACCAGCACGTAGGAGTTCCGATACCGAAATCAAAACTTTGGCGGCATTAAAAAATGATTTTAGCTAATAGGAGATTATAAATATGACACATGCAGAATTGAAATCTTTGGCAAGAGGGTTTATCCCGGGAGCAAAGGCTCAAATTATAACTGAGCCTGTTCTGACATTGATTTTGAATCAGGGAATAAAAAATATCGCGGCATATACAGCCTGTCTTAAGGCGAATAAAAAATTTACTATAACAGCAAATCAGGCAGAATATGCTTTATCAACCGTAATAGGTGATTATCTGGTAACAGATAAATCTGGCCTATGGTGGTTTGGGACGCAATGGAAAAAACTTAACCCGCGCACTTTAGCTTGGCTTGATGAAAATAGGCCGAACTGGAGAGATTTAGACGCAGGAGACCCCCAAGAATACTTTATAGACAGTGATATTTTAACTTTAGTGCCTGCTCCCGATACTACATTAGCAGACGGTCTTTGGTTATATTACGGTAAAGCCCCTGTGCCTATGGCAGAAGAAACAGATTATCCGTTCTCGGGAGATTCTACTGAACTAACTCATCTGTCTATTTTTGATGATGCTATTCTCGAATACGCGGAATGGCGTGTAAACCCTATTCTTAATAAAGACCAAACCGAAGATATTACAGAAGGACAATTCAAGAGAGCCAGAGAAGAAGCTTTTACTATATTTAAGAAGCGCAGAGACATAGGTTCAGATAAAGAAGCACGGCTCCAGGGCCCGAGAGTGAGGAGATGAAAAAAGCATTAAAGTATCTTACTTTTAGTATATTACTAATTAGTATATACTCATCTGCATTTGCCTCCGACAATACTCCGAGATTTACATTTATCCAAGATTTTTCCAAAGGATTAAATTCGCAAATTTCTCCTTATCTTATTCCCGATAATCAAGCTACTGAACTAACTAATTTAAGAGTGAACGACCGCTACGGAGAACTCAGCAAGCGCGATGCTTTGCTTGCCTATGGAGATACAGGATCCACCGCAGTAACGGGCTTGCATAGATTTTATAAGTCTGACGGCACTACGAAGTTGATTGCCGCTACTGGTTCCTTATTATTGTATGGTGATGATGATACCGGAACATTTACCACCATAAAGACAGGACTTAGTGACGGCAAACGTTGGCAATTCTTAACTTATAAAGATGTTGCCATAGGCACAAATGGATATAATCAGCCTATAAAATGGGACGGTTATACTCAAACAACGGTAAATACGGATAATTCCCGGACAACCTCAGAACTTTGTGCTGAATTAGGCGCTCCTTTTGCTCAGCTTTCTTCTGAAAACGGCGGTAATGATTTAGACGCTGAAAGTTGGTATATGTATAAAATGGCGTTCTATGATGGTTCTACTTATGATTATTCTACCGCAAGAAGCAATCCCATAAAAACAGGCACGGCCGCTACAAATACTCAGAATCTTACCCTTACCGATATTCCCTTAGGGCCTGCTGGCACTACTTATAGATATATCTATAGAACGCTTGGTAATTCTAGTCAAGCTAACGCAGCGGACGATACCACTTATTATATGGTTTGGTCTATTGCTGATAATACTACAGTCACTATTAACGATAGCGTAACAGATGACACGGCTGATAATAATAGTGCTCCTACTTGGACAACAGTCTCAGCAGGAACTAATGTAACCCCACCAAAAGGAAAATATCTTGAGTTATATGTAGAAAGGTTATATATCTCAGGAAATCCTACCTATCCTTCTGATTTTTATTGGTCTGACCAATATAATCCTGATTATTTTAACCCCGCAGATTTTGAATTGATTAGGCCAGACGACGGAGACGCAATTACCTTCCTTAAAGTATTTCTTGGTATCCTAAGAATAGGAAAAACCAATACAATTCAAAGTGTATATGATGACCCAATTCAAAATGTTGATGGCACGAATACTTTTGCTTTGACTATTGGAGATCCATTGTCTTTTGTAGGCTGCCCGGCACCTTATAGTGTAGCCGTAAGCCCCAAAGGGATTGTTTATTTAGGCAGAGATGGGATATATTTATTTATCGGACAATATTCTGTGCTTATGTCTGATGCGGTAACTCCGGAAATTAAAGATATATCCCAAACTAATATAGCCGAGAGTGTAGGATATTACGGGAACAATGAATATAGGTTAAGTTATACTTCTGAAAAATCAGGAGGAACGACAAATAATAGGGTATTGTTATACGATTTTACCAGAGATGCCTATACTCTTGATACTGAAAACATAAATTGTTTTGCTTCTTTTGGCGCAGGCACTGATTTTGGAACGCTTTATTCCGGCTCTTCCACTACTGATGGTTATGTATTTGCGCATACCTCTTCCGCTAATCTCTTAAATAAAAGATATAAAAGCGAAATAGATGCAGGAACTTATGATGATATAAGAAGCTATGGAACAGAAGAAGAGCCAAGTCAAGAAATCGCTTGGGATTGCACTATCGCTGGCTGGCTTACCGAACTACAAACTAAAGACGCTTCAATAAACACAATAGCCAATATTGTTACTTATCTTCCTGACGCTACAATTGCTAGACCCGATACATCTGGATTATGGACTAGCCCTGTTTATGATATTAAGGCTCAGGTATTAGATAAATTATATTGGAATGAAAATCTTGGAGCTTATGGAGACACCACTTTTCAGGTTCGGACCGGTCCCGATGGAACAACATGGTCTGCCTGGTGCACAGCAGTAACTAATCCAAGTGGCTCTGATATATCCACAGTTCCTGCGAACCGTTATATTCAGGTTAAATTTAATCTTTCTACAACTGATATAGATTATAGCCCTACGCTTTATCAGGTTGACGGATATGTTTTTAGGATTTCTTATTCTAAGGTAGGTTCTGCTTATGAAACTTCAATTTTAAGTGTTTACCAAACGGGGTGGAAAGACTTTGGGGTTCCAGGATACAAGAAATTTATAAAAAGAATAAAAATTTATTATACAGGGACACAAGGAACGCTTAATTTTAATATTAAAGGAGATGAACCAGATATAGACAAAACATTTACTGTGGATTTATCTGTTTCTCCAAATGCAAGCACTACAGATATGTATTCAGGGGATGAAGTAAATAAAGTGTTCACTTTTTATACACCTATGAATTCTGTAACTGAACCATCTTTAATAAGTCAATACTTCCAAGGCACAATTACTGAAAATGGAGTAGTGGATTGGAATATATCTAAGATAGAAATAGAATTTACAATTGAGGAATTATATTAATGAAATATACTAAATTATTCTTTATAGCATTATGTAGCGTTTTTTGCCTTCTTATAACATCTCACGCCGACGAAGTCATAACAGGTTTTGAAGATAAAGATGTCGCCATCCTCAATGAAGAATTGCGTCAGTTAAGAAGAGGCATAGCTGAGTATAGGTTAACTTTTCCTTTAAACCCATCTTTGGGTGGCACGGGTGCGAATACTTCGGCTTGGACAGGAACACCTAAGATAACATCCGGAGTTTGGACGGTAGCAAATAATAATCTTGATGTTCAAGTATTCAATTCTTCTGGGACTTGGACTAAACCTTCGGGAGCAATTATTGTTGAAGTTTTTATGATAGGTGGTGGTGGCGGTGGTGGTTCAGGAAGGCGAGGACAAAGTTTAGGAAAAGCAGATGGTGGGCGCGGAGGGGGGGCTGGCGGTTATACTTTTACTCGTGCTTTTAATGCTTCCGAGTTAGGTGCAACTGTAGCTGTAACAGTAGGAACAGGTGGCGGTGGTGGTGCGGCTCAAACTTCAGCCAATACCAATGGTAATACTGGCACTGCTGGTGGAGACTCATCTTTTGGAACTTATTTAAGACCTGGCGGTGGTGCTGGTGGCGGCGGAGGATATTCTTCTGGTGGTGCAGGTGATGACGGTAGTGATTCTACAATTGGATCTGGCGGGAGTGGAGATGGTGGTGGGTCACTCGGGGTAAATGCCTCCGCAGGTGGAAAAGGTGGAGCAGGCGGAACATATAAAGACGGAATAGGGTTTGCTGGCGGTGCAGGTGGTGCGGTTAATAGTGCAGGCGGTAATGGAACTGCTTCTACTGCCAATTTAGTGTGGGGCGGTGGTGCTGGTGGCGGCGGAGGAGGAGCACAAGAGAATCAATCACCAGGGGCAGGTGGTAATGGAGCAACTTATGGTGCTGGTGGCGGCGGTGGTGGGGCAGCGGCAAATAATGGTGCAAGTAGTGGGGCAGGTGGCAATGGAGCGGCTGGAATTGTATATGTTATGACTTTATGTATATAATCGTAAAAAAGGAGGATTTATGAGAAAGATTTTAATTAGAAATTCGGCGAAGAGAATTATGAAATTTAGTATGTTTACTATCATTCGCAAACAGTTGCAGATTTTCAGGTCTATCATCCTGTTTATTTTTAATACTATCAATAGGGTATTTAGTTCCTTTGTGATGCACTATTTCTCCTGGTTTAAGATAGCGGCCAATCATTTTTTCCATAACAAGATGAGACCTATTAACATAACCATTTTTAGGGTGAAAGGGATGAGTAGGGCATTTAATAAGAATATACCCTCTAGAATCCTTAATAATACCGCCTTTCCAATTATTACCTTTTTCCATTCTTTGAGAAAGACTAATATTTTTACAATGTTCAAAAGTAAACTTTTTTCCCTTTCTTGCTTTGCTAAGATTTTTTCTCCATTCCCTAGAAAATGGTGGACGTTTCTTACCAAGATGGGCAAGACCAATATTTTTCTTCCATTCCTTAGATTTAACTTTACCTTTAGAAATTTTGCTTCTCCAAATATTACTACATTTACGAGAACAGCATTTTCTTCTTTGAAATTCAGACAGATGAGTTTTAAATCGATTTTTACAAATAACACATTTTTTAAACATTGTGTTTTCTCCTTAATTTTTATTATAGCATTTAACATAATAAGTTGTCAAGTTAATCTTTATGCCGCAGACCAGTGGGCAAAGGGACAACCAGCTAGTTCGGCTTCTCCCAGCGATATACCTACGCTTATTCAGACAAACAATGAGGCACTTGACCGATTTCTTTCTTATGGCAGACATGATTGTAGGATTTCATATTCTTCTGCTTCAGCGGTTAGCGTAGCGGCTGGTTCAATCGTATGTTCTAATTCAGCAGGCACAACAAGGCAACTTAGGGTTAATACTTCTGCGACTTCCGTTACATTTGCAGATTTAGACAATGGGGGGGAAGTGGCGTCAACAACATATTACATTTTTGCAATTGCGGATACTGATGCAACTACTTTCACCTGTAAAATATCAACGAGTTCAACTGCCCCGTCAGTGGGAACTTACTATAAAAGATTAGGGAGTTTTTATAATGATGATTCAAGTAATATAACGCAGATTACTAACGATGATTCTACCAATATTCTTGTATCCACAGGGACTATTGTAAGTGGAGGAACTATTCCATTACCCACAGGCTATGTTGAAGCACAATGCACTTGGTGGGTTTGGATAGAAACTACTTCGACTGCTGGCGGGGTAAATGGTGAAATTCGTCATTGGAAGACTACTATTTCAGGCAGGGTTCCTACATTTAAACTATGGAGATGGAATACAGAGTCATATCAAGATATGGCCGCAGATGGATATGGTCGATACGTAATTATAGGGGCTAAATGAGGAGGAAAGTATGAAAAGAATTATATTTTTGTTATTTTTTTGTTTCATAGCAAGCACTTGTTATGCCGATTGGTATATTGTTAATCAAGACGGTCAGGTTATCGCAAAATGTCAATACGAACCTGACGCAGAAGACTTAGAAACCCGCAAGGAAAAAGCCGTATTTTCTAAGGAAGATTTTAATTTAGGAGAAGTTGATTACCGCAATAATAAATTAAGCAAGCATGTCAAGACTGCTAAAGAACTTGCCTCTGAGCAGGCACAAGTAGAAAAGAACGCTGAAGAAAAACTTATACAAGATGAAATTAGGACGCAGGCAATTAAAGCACTTAAAGATAAGGGAGTAGAATTAAAACATATTGACAAATGATTTCTGCTAAAGGTTTAGTCAAAGTAATTGAGACAGAAAACATAAAAGTAAATGACAGAGAGGGTTTACAGGCGCAGTTAGAAAAGGCAATTAGCGACGGAAGAATTTATATTTTTAAGAATAAAGATAATTTGGAGATTGGCTTTGTTACTTGGCACGAAAAGTATGATAATAATAAATTATATATATTTGTCAACAATCTACTCATACTTAAGGAATTTAGAGGGCAGTTTAATTTATTAAAATTAAGAGAGATGTTAAGAATCAGGTATCCCAAGATGATAAAGTTCTATTGGAGAAACAGAAAAAAAGGTATCTTTAGGTATCTTAAATAAGGAGGAAATGTGGAATTATTAAGATTTTTATTCAAGCATTTCATTAGAACAATAAAGAGTGAAAGAGGCGATATCTTCGGTGGAGGCGATTCTAATGTCTCTGATGTGACAATTCCAAGTTGGGAAGCTGACCCCTACTACAAACAAAGCCAAGATGTTCTTTTTCCCTTTAGTTCTGACTTGCTCAAGGGGATTACCCCTGAATATTATAAATCTATCGGAGAGACTGGCAGTCCTGAATTTGAAAAGATGCTCGGCTTGACGAATAGGGATATTACCAGAAGCGTTAGTGAAAGTTTAGCCAAGCGCGGGCTTGGCAGAGGCGGTCTTGGCGCTTCAATAACCTCTAAGGCAGTTGCAGACACAACCACTAAATTAAGATGGAATGATTTCTTAAGAGCGATAACAGGCAAGGAATTTTTGCTTACTGCCGGTTCAAATATTATGTCTGGGGTAAGGTCTGGGGCCCTTAGTAATCAGCAGATGTTAAATCAGTTTGCTTTAAGGAAGACTGAACTTGAACTTAAAAAAGCTGAAATGGAGGATGTGGCTGAATCTTCTGAAAATTCTATGTGGGAAAGTTTATTAAAAGCAGGTATCAAAGCAGCTGCATCGATAATGAGTGGCGGGACTGCTGCGCCTGTAATAGGAGCACTAGGAGCAGCTGGTGGCATGGAAAGCGGAATGGGACTAAATAGTTGGAATGCAAGCACAATAGATACATCTGGATTTTCTGGTTTTAATTAGACATCTTAAAAACGGAGGTTACAAATGGGAAACCGAGGTCTCAGTATCCTTACCGGAATTTTTGAAGGAGTCAATGAGTCGGTAACGAATTTACGCAATCTGAAAATCGCCAAAGAGAAATTGGCGCAGGAACGAGAAACTTTTACTCTGGATAAAAAAATAAAAGAGACACAGTTAAAAAAATACGAATTAGACCCCAATTTTGACCCTGAGATACACGCACAGCAGAAAGATTTACTTAGTAAACAATACAAACAAGCCAGCGCTTTGTATGATTTACAATCTGCCATACAAGAGGCGGCAAAAAAAGGAGAAACAGCAAAATTGACAGAATTGCAAAAAGAAGCACAGGCTATAAGTAATATTTATTCCGGGTTTAAGATAGGAGCTGCAGGAGCAGTAACGACTCCAAATATCAACATAGACGAACAGATAAAAAGAAAGGTAGCTACTACTGGAATAGAGTCATTGACTCCTGAAGAAAAACCGTTATGGGAAAGGATGAATAAGGTAAATACGCAAAAACCCACACTATGGGATTTACAGAAAGAGGCACGGACAACAGTAAACTCCGCACTCCAAAATAATCCAGAACTACAAGGAAAAGTTTTTGAAAATCCAGCGATGTTAACTGATTTAATAGATAAAGAAGTCGGAAGGTTGCAAACTAGATATATGGGTTCAGCAGAAACTAATAAACAAAATACTAACGAAAATGTTTTATCATTGCCTGAAGGGGTTTCAGAAGAAGATATAACACATACTCTCAAGATTCATCCTGAATACACTAGAGAAAGTTTAATCAAAAAATTAGGTGGTAAATAATGCCGAAGGATTTATTAGAAAACATATCTTCCGAACCAAGAGACTTATTGGCCGATATCCAACTTAAAAAGCAACCCATAGATTTATTGGCTGAAGATAAAACTACAAAACAACCCAAGGATTTGTTGAGCAATATTCAACCCAAAAGACAACCAAAAGATTTATTGGCTGATAATCAACCAAAATCATCCTTATTACAAGAAGGATTAATAAAACCGATAAAAAGTTTTTATTCTGGCGTTCTTAATGCTTCGGCTCATATTGCTGATACGATAGATTTCTATGCTGATAAGGTTTCTAAGGCTCTAGGCAAGCCAGAATCAAAAGACAGTATATTTGACTATTTAAGGGATAATTGGGCTACAGCAGGGCAGAAATTGGCTAAAGAAGGCCTTTCTGAGGGGTTTACTAAAGATTTGTATGCTGGTTTAGGTCAAGCCACAACCGATGTTGCTACATTAATGGCAGGAGGGACTGTATTAAAAGGAGCTACTTTGGCAGTTGCTGGAGCCACCGAAGGACTAAAACAAGAGGGGCCTATCGGGGCAGTTAAAGGGGCCGTAAGTGGTGGTGCTATGCAAGGAATACTACAAGGATTAAGTTACCTTCCTTTCAAATTAAAAATCCCTACTGCTTTTGCGACAGGAGCGGTTACAACCCCTGGTGGAATTCAAGAAAAAGTAACGGGTGGTGCAATATTCGCAGGATTATCACTTCCAGGAAAGTCTCCTACTATGCAGGAATTTAAAGAAACCCAAACCAGATACTCTCCTTTAGCAAAGGGCGTAGAAAAGATATTACCTTTTGAAAAGAGGGAAAGTATATATCAGGATTCTGTTAATCGTATGCAATCTACTGAAAATATAGTAGAAAAAGCAAAAAATTTAGGAGCAGATATAAAACCTGGAGAAAATCCAGGGTTAAGAGCAAGGGAATATCTTGGCATTGGTGGAAAAGTAAAATCCGTCCTTGAAGATAAAACCTTTAGAATAACTCCAGAGGGAAAAATTGAGACTACCGGTGAAGGATTAAAACCGATACTTGATGATTACATGAAGGCAAGTCCAGAAAAAAATATAAATATTAGAGGCAAAGATTTAAATGATTATCTTATAGCGCAAAGGACTATTAAGGATTTACAAAGACCGAAATCGGAATTTACTACTGAAAATATCGTAACTCCTGAACAAGTTAAAAAAGCACAAGAGAACTTAAATAATCTAAACACTAAATATAAAGGGAATGTGCAACATTTAGACCAAACCGCTACTCGTCTTTATGATTATCAAAAACGGGTATTATCTACTTTAGTAGATAGTGGTAATTTATCCCAAGAACAATTTAATACTATCCTTGCCAAAAATCCTAACTATGTGCCATTTGATAGAGTAATTGAGGGTGTGGATACTGCAGGAATTCCTGTAAGTAAAAATAGGTTTACAGGCGCGCGAAGTCCTATTAAACGAATTAAAGGTTCGGAATTAGAAATCCATAATCCTATAGAAAGTATGATTAAGAATACTTATAAGATTATGGATATTGCCGAAAGAAATACAGTCGCTCGTTCAGTTGCTAAACTCGCCGAAACGTTACCAGAAGATATATCTCCAGTAAAAGTTACGATGCAACTGATTAAAACTGGAAAATATTACACTGAAGGAGGGGCAGAAACTATTTTTCGCCCATCTCAATTTAAACCTAAAGGTAATGTAATAGAATATTTTGAAGAAGGCAAACGTAAATATATGGAAGTTTCTCCTAATCTTTACCAGGCAATGACCGGGCTTAATGAGGTTTCTTCTAGTTTAATGATTAAAGTATTAAATCAACCGGCTCAATGGTTAAGAACAGGTGCAACCATAACTCCTGAATTTATGGCACGGAATTTTATCAGAGACCAATTTACTGCAGTTATGCAAACAAGATTTGGTTTTCGGCCATTTCTTGATCCTGCATACGCAATTGCGGATATTATGAAAAAATCCGAGGTTTATTATGATTGGCTTCGTTCCGGAGCAGCATATTCAGGGTTTGTGGAATTATCTCCTGTGCAATTAAAAAAATCATTAAACGAACTAAAAAATAATCCAAGCCTAATTAAAAAACTTAACATATTAACTATCCCTGGGGATATAAGCCAGTTATCGGAACAGGCTACGCGTGTGGGTGTATATAAAGCCGCAATAAGAGCCGGCAAAACTCCTATTGAGGCAGGATTTGAAAGCAGAGAAGCTACAGTGGATTTTGGAAGAAAAGGAGCAAAGACAAAAGATGTCAATGCTGTAATTGCATTTTTTAATGCTGGTATACAAGGAGTAGATAAAACCGTAAGAACAGCCAGAGAGGATCCAATGGGTTTTACTGCCAAAGGCATTGCTTTAATCACGATTCCTTCATTATTGTTATATCTTAAAAATAGAGAAGACCCGAATTATAAAGAAATACCACGTTGGGAAAGGGATTTGTTTTGGGTTACTAGGGTAGGCGAAACATATGTTCGCATACCCAAAGCTTTTACTTATGGACAGATTTTTGGTTCTATTCAAGAAAGATTTTTTGAGTATATGGATAGCGTAGATAAATTAGCTTTTGATGGCTTAGCAAAATCTATATATGATAGTTTATCTCCGGTATCTGGTGATCCAATGAGTGGACTTATTCCTACTGCATTTAAGCCATTAATTGAGAATCAGACGAATTGGAGTTTTTTTAAAGAAAGACAAATTGTCCCAGAGAGTAAAGAAAAACTATTACCAGAATATCAATATACAAAATATACCACTGAATCGGCAAAATTGTTAGGTCGGGTATTAAAGAAGTCTCCAGCTCAATTAGAAAATCTTGTGCAGGGATGGTTTGGGGGGGCAGGAAAATATGGTCTAGAATATTCAGGTGGGTTAATAAATGCTGTAAAACGAGCAACTGGTCAAAAGGTTGAATCTAAAAGGCCTACAGAACTTTCTGATATTATTGGAATTAAAGGATTTGTCGCAAGGTCTCCTGAAAGTGATTCCGAAAGCATCAGAGATTTTTACAAGAATAGAGAAAGTTTAAATAGCACATATCAAACCTATCTATCTCTTATCAAACAAAGTAAATGGGACGAAGTAAAGCAATTAAAAGAAAAATATCCCAGATATTATTATTCAAAGACAATGGATAAATATGCGGATATTATATCTGCGTATGATAAACAGATTGATTATATAATATCTAACGCAAAATTATCTGAACAAGAAAAACGAATTAAGATAAAGAATTTAGAAACAAAAAGAATGGAATTAGCACAAAAGGCCAATGAGTTTATTAAAAAGAAACGTTAATTTGATATATCGGAGGTAAGTTCTCCAGTGGAGGGATGATTTAACGCTTTTTCAATTTGGACTTCAACGATGATAAATGTAGCAATGATAGAAACACTTATAATAAACTTTACGAATTTGGTAAAGATTCCATTTTTTTGATATAAAGTAATAAGGTTAATCATTTTTTGAAAAGTTTTTTATTATTGTAAAGCCTAATGCTATTAAAAACGAATAAAAATATTCTTCTTTGGTATCTAAAGCAATATAGGGGGAATGTGTGATTACTTTCGCAATCGCAAAAGTTGTTATAAATATTCCTATATTAAGTAAATATTTTTTCATTTATTTGGAATTCTTATGCAATTTTTAAGATTCTCTCTTAGCAGATATAGCGGAACTTGCGGAGTGTATGTTGCTAATATCATCCCGTGCTTTTTTGCTTTTCTCTTGAGTTTTTTCAGCGTTTCCAATTTAGATATTGAAATGAAGGGTTTTTTCACCGTTCTTTAACCGGAGGTAATTATGCTAGATAAATTTAAAAAAAGTATTCTATTTAAAATTGCAATAATTATTTTAGCATTCCCTCTATGGTATTCCGCCATATTCGGACTGCTACAGGCAATAAAATTACAAAAATTAGCCAAGTTAGAACCCATAAGTGGGCTTTTAGCATGTATAATTCTGACTTTTCTGTTTTGGGTATTTGATTACAAAATGAATCTGTGATAATTTTTATAATGAAAGCGAGAGACAAAATAGCGATGAGTATATAGCAGGTATAAAACCAAGAAGATATATTTTTTATAGTTACATAAGGAAAAGTAAGGTAACTTAAATAAATGAGTAGGAGAGAAATTAAACAAAGTAACAATATTTTGAATTTTTTCATCCAAGCAAAGTTAAGCATATTATCAGTAATTTGTCAAGCAAAATTGGGAGAGGGCGGGGAAGGTATCTAGTCAGAACAAATTACTCTTAGATACCTTTTACAGGCGAGGAGACGCCTAACCTACCCTTACTTTGGGAAAGAGGCAGGGTGATATTCAATGGATGTCAGAACATCAAGTCATTGAATAATTTTATGGGGCAGGAGAGCTCCAACCCTTACCCTTTAATAAAAAGGCCCCGAAACGGCTAAGTTAACGGGGCCAGAGCGCATAAAGCGCCCTTAAAAAATAATACTAAATTATTCTTAGCCGTTTGATAAATTATGGCAGAAATTATTTAAAAAGTCAACCGGAAAAAAGGAGGTGAGGTATGTTAAATAAACTGCTCAGTGGCAGGTGGCTTTTTACGGTCGTAGCCGCTTTGGTGTTTCTTATACTATCAGTAAACAAAGTTTTGCCAGTTGATAAGGTAACGGAAGTAATTTTGGTCGTGGTTATGGCATATTTCGGCAGGCCAGACAGACCAGCAAACGGGCAACCTAAATGAGCAATAAACTTTCACCCATTCCACAGGCGATATTTTCTGTTCTTGCTTTTATCTTTTGTGGGATAGGGATATTATTTGTGTGTATATGGGATTTGGTTTATAAACTATTTAAAAAGGAGGAGAAATGAGAAAACTCATCATAGTATTGGCGATATGCTTATTATCGCTGTCAGTAGCAAGGGCAGATGTTTTGAGTATTACGGATTTAGTTAAAAAGATACCAAACTTAAAACAGGGGATTGCTTATTCTTTTGCCGACAAGCAGGTTTCCTATCTTTCAACCTTTGATATATTGACTTGGAAAAGAATAAGTCTTGAGGCTGGTTATTCTTCTGATGATAAAGTTGTGGCGGTTATCAGCTATCCTTTAGTCAATTTAAAGACTGACTTCAATGTAACACTGCCTATTCTTGACCTGATAAATTGTAGGATCGGGTTATTCGGTGGATGGGGCAGGTTGGGGGTTACAGAAGGCAATAATGAGTTCGCCTGGGGATTTTGTGCGACATTGCTTGAAGTAAAATTCTAATGTCCAAAGTAATCTTTGACGAATTTACTGATACTTGGTTATTCGGGATTATCTGCGGAACTATAATTGCTCTCTGTATTGCCGGTTGTAATATGAAGTGCTTAGCAGATTTTTGGTGGAGGTGATATATGGGTTGGGGAGGATTTTTAGATAAACTGTTAGAAAAACTGCCAATTCAAGGCAGGGTAGAGAGGTGGAAAAATGAATTGGAAAAACTTACAAAAGAAAAAAGTTTGCTTCTTCTTCAAAAAGCAGATATTCAAAAAGCTAAACGTATGTCTTATATTGAGTCTCGTATCGTTGAGCTTAATCAGTTGCTTAAGAACAAGGCCACCTAAAGGACCAGAGGCAATATCGGAGTGGTGGGGAACAAAGACCGCCATAGTTGAATTTTTAAACAGTCCCAACGCTCAGGCCGAACGGTGGTATATAAGGGAGAGCAGATGAACCCAGAACTTTGGCTCGTGTTTTTGCCAGCGATTTCTTGGTTATTGTTTAGTTTAGGAGGCACTCAGATTTCCGATACAATACAGGGTAAGAAATGGTTACGGAGGTTTATATTACCTACAATCTTTGGTATATGCCTATTTTTAGCCCATTTTGCTTGGTTTCAGGCTCTTGGTGTGGCGATCTTGGCTTGCCTTATGCTACATCTTGGCTATGGCTCGCATACCTCTTGGAAGATGAGATTACTCGTATTTGCCGGATATGGGTTGATTTCGGTCCCGATAGGTATTTCTATATGGAATGTCTTTACTATTGTAGGGTGTGTAATCTTGTTCCTATTGAGTAATATAAAATTTTCAAAAGATACTTTTGTATGGAAAATTTGGGAAGGGACTGCCGGATTACTTTGTGGAATTCAATTAGGATATTTGTTAGCTGGGCATGGTATTATCTGGAAATTTTAATATGAAAAAACATCAAATAACTTTAATTTGTCAATATTGTAAAAAAGAATATATTGTTCAATTTTATAGAAAAGATAAATCAAAGTTTTGTTCAAAACATTGTAAAGGTAAATATATTGGACAATACATGTTTACTCTCCCAGAATATCGGGAAAAAATGCGAATAATTGCATTAAAAAACCACAATAAACCTCCTATTTATAAAGGACAAAATCATCCAAGATATAATCCAAATCTTTATAAGATTATTTCTGTATATTGTGCTTGTGGATGTGGAAATAAAATAGAATATAAACCAATAGATATTCATTATGACGATAGACATTTACCGCGATATTTACATGGACATAATTTAAGAAATTTACCAGAAGAAAGTAAACAGAGATTATATAGCAATGTTAGTTCTACCAGAAGAAAAAAAAGACACCTATGTAAAACGCCCTTATATGAACTTATTAAGAGAAGTATAGAATATAAAAAATGGCGTTCAGATGTATTTAAAAGAGATAACTGGACTTGCCAAGACCAAGATTGCAGAATAAGGGGTGGTAAATTAGAAGCTCATCATAAGAAAGAATTTGCTTTCTTATATCAAGAAGCAATAAGTATTTTTAATGATAATGTTTATCAGAAAATATTAACATATCAACCGTTATTTGATATTGATAATGGAATAACTTTGTGTGTTAAATGCCATCAGAAAATAAAACATCCTAATTATAAAATAAAAGATTTGTTAATCTTTTTGGCATATCTTATGGCTGGTAATGGATTGATTTGGATTAAATAGATTTCTTCTACCAAAACGCCTGGACTGATCGGACCTTATCCACCCGAGATGAAGTCCAGGCGCCCTCCTTTAAAATAATCCTGTTAGATTTCCCCACTTCTTACGTCTATTATAAGTAGGAGGTGGAAGATGGATAGAATACCTAAAAAGTTAATAATTGAGGCCAAGCGATTTATCCGATGGCAACTATTTTTGAGAGAATGTAGACTTTCAAGGTTAAGGTTATCGCCGAGAGAATTGAAACAAT